TTATCTAAAACATCAGCGTATTGTTTTTGCCCTTTAATGGAGTTAAACAATTGACGGCTAAGAACAGCATACTCACTTTCATCCTGGGAATTTAACCAAGGAAATTGATTGAGAGTGTCATTAGTCCATTGTGCTCGCTGTGCTAAATATTGACTCCTTTGAGGAATTTTTTCGGTCAAGTATTCATCGGCTTGGCTTAAAATATTGCGAATATCATCATCCGAATATTCTTTGCCATCGACCTCGACAAAATCTTTTCCGATATGTTGAAGTGCAAACTTTTTGGCCGCCGTTGCTTCCTTACGCAAATTCTCCAAATCATCAAATGTTTGAATATTTTCTAACTCGGGTTGCGTAGGCTCTTGGGCTTTACCCTGATTTGCTTGGGCCTTAAGAGACAGCACTTCGTTTTTTAAGAGTTCGACAGTTTCCTCCGCTGATTTCGCACGGGCAGTCAGACGATTGATTTGCTTCAATGTCTTTTGCATACCCTTTGAAGGTGCTTCAGGTTGTGCCTCCTCTCCCTCTTCGGTATCTTCTTCCGATTCCTCTTCGGACTCGTTTACAGACTGTGAAAGAACATCTTCTTGGTCGGCTGATGCTTCTGCTTCTTCAAAACTCTCGGGAGGTTTATCTTTAGCCTCATCTGCCTGTTGAGCCTCCTGATCCGTTTCGACCTGTTCGACAAAGGATGCCGCCAAATCTTCCACGCTCAGTGGACCTCGTACTTGATTGTCTTCTGCTCCCGATTGTTCAGCCGGAGCCTCGCTTATAACTGTTTCTGCCATGATTTCTGCGTTTGTTAGTAGAGTTCGCACTCTCTTGCTTAATTCTGCGGAGCAGATATGCTCCACCTGCGTCAATTATAGCAGTTTTAAAAGCAGTTTTCTCAGGTAACCCGAAAAATTTTCCAGTTGTCCTTAAATTGTTCGTGCTTGGCTTTAGATTCTGGGTTGTGAGGATATAAACCGATCCTCTTAGCCCCATCTAATTCCATGCATGGGATGTTATAAAAAATGTCTTCATCTTCGACATATGCCACCAATATGTCCACTTTTGTACAGTCTATCGACTCTTTGCCGGTCGATCCGCTGGAGGTCGTTACCATATACCGGCCTAGTCCACCCCGAGCTTTATCCTTTGATTTACTTTCGGTTCCTTTTATCTGAATCTTAAATATCTTGCCTGCCGAGTTCATCACCAGGCAATCCTGTGGCAAGTAATCGCCTAGAGGCACAAAAACTTCCAGTCCATGTTCAAGTGCCTCCGAAAAAAACTTCTGCTCGTAGAGGCTACCCTTCCTCTTCATCATCGTCATCATCATCGAGCACCATATCGCACTCGAAATCGACAACATCCTCATCCAACCACTCCTCGAGATCCTCCATAGCTATTTTAGCGATCTCAGTATCTTCTATGTCGGATTCCTCAATCCAACGATTAAGCAGTGCTCTGTGCTCGTTTTTAAACTGCTGATGAGGTGTCAGTTTCGGCATTATCTAACGCCTCCAATATTCGAGTCAATCCAGCAATCTCACCCGATAATCGGGCAAGCTTCTGAGGATTGTCTACATGAGTGTAATCCTGAAAATCAACCAGGCACATATCCCTTTGCTCTTTAATAAAATCTTTAATTACTACCCACTCGGTTTGATCTCCAAGTCCGGCAACTGCATCTCCTAATGTCATTTTTTCCTTCTTACAGGTTTAACTCGTTTTCCCATTCCAACCTTCGATTTCTCAGCCTTCTTCCGTTTGAGTTGGCTTTTAGTCATCTCCGATTTTGTCTTGGGTGTTTTACTCGAAACTCGTTTTGTTGGCCGGCAGTATTCATTCTTGCCACCCTGCCCACATGGTTTACCGGTTTTGGTATCCTGCCATTTCTCCGATCCCCAACGCTTTAACGATGTACCCTTGGCAGTCTTACGAACCTGCCCTTTGGACTTCCGGCACTTGGCAATCTGTTGCGATGCTCGAGCACTCGGGAATACCTTTACCCGAGCCTTTACCTTCTTGTAGCAAGCGTCCTTTGGCATCTTACCACTTCTTGCAGGACCAGTATCCTGCTGTTAGCTTTGACTTTTTCTGATCGCACTTATGCCTAGCTCGAAAAGATTTACGGGCATTAGGATTAGACTTGCGAATCTTCATATTTGCATCCCCAAACCTAATTGTCTTTGTCTTGCCATTCTCCGATGCTAATACGACAAATTTTTTCTTCCCATATGAAGGTTCACCCTTTCGGATGCGTCTAGGGGAGTTGACCTTACTTGGTTTTCCGCTTGCCATACTTTACTTTTTTACCGGTCTTTTTGGCATAAGATTTAGCTTGTGCCATACCCTTGGGTGTATAACTGAATTTCTTTTTTCCTACTCCTGGCATGATATTATTCCTTTTTAGTTAAGCGGCCATCGATGTACCTGGTACATTGCCAGGGGCTGTCCCTAGCTGGCCAATAAGTGCGTTGCGTTGTTGCTGTTGCTGAAACTCCAACTGGCTACTGTACGCCTGTAATCTCTTAGCAAATGCCTCATCCTGCTCAAGCCTTTGCTGAACATCCTGAGCCGGAATTTCCTGAGTGCCTTGCAAGTACTGCTGGAGCACTTGCATACGCAATTGAGCATTTGCTCCTTGCGGTGCATTAACTACCTGACCAGATGAAATCTTGGCGATATCCGCAGATGTCTCCTTAATTTCCTTATCCGTTGCCTCTTGTGCCGGCATGATTAATTGGCCAGCTAAATTAGGATCAATTGCTTCCAGTACCTTCCTTAAATAAACATCATAGCGAGCAGTACCCTGGCGGTCATACTGAGCCATTAACTTACCAACTGTGTCTAACTTTTGAATGACCTTTTCCTCATCCGCATTCATTGAGTTCCATGTGATGTTAAAATCATACAACTCCGCAGTTTCATCCAAAATCAACTGTGCTCCCTGCTCATTATTCGTCACCCTAAACCAAATCATTGGACCCGAATAAGTACGATCTAAGCACCATACACGCTTCAAAACTTCTTTCCATCCACTGAGCCAACAGTTGACCAAATGCTGTTTTATCACATTGGCCTCTACCGCATCATCAGGTCCAGTCGCCCGTCCTGTGATACGATTACACAACTGACGGATTTGCATCTCCACTTCCATGCTTGCCTGCGAATAACGAGGAATCTCCATGAATCCTACTTCTCCACGCCTTCTAACCGGTAACTGTGCACCTGGTCCCAAACGCTCGGGTCGCCTACCAATTTGATACTCAACCGGTGGCATTGTGCTCATCGATGCTCGGTCACGGCGACTGTCGATCTCTGTCTTAACTGCCAACTCGTAACTCTTCAGCAGTTCAGGGTATCCCCGAGAGTCCAGTAAACGATGGTTTAAATGCTCTCTCGTGATACATACGAAAGGATATTTGCCCTCATCATACCCAACCGGTTCGTGGAATCCCGCTTCATCCATTTCCTCAGTCCAACAGGTTTTTGTAACTACAGGAACATCATCCTCATCCAACTCCTTGCGGTACGATGTTATTACTTTTATCAATCCCTCGTAATGCTGACTGCCATAGCTATTTCCATAGTCATATGACAACATTGAGTCAGAATATCTTTCTTCCTCATAAAAGTCTTTTGCCTTCTCAATGGCTTTCTCAATCCATTTCTCATCCCATCCCTCATTTACTTTCTGCTTCAACGCTTCAGGGGAATAATAATGAATGCAGTGAATGCTCCTGGCGGATTCCAAATCGATTACATTACTGTCCACGATCAATTCCCTGCCTAGCTCATATGCCTTAACCGCTGGACGATTTACGACCACTTTTTCGGTCGGAATTTCGGTCTCACCTGTGTCCCGAAGTTCCTTAAGCATCTTCTTAACCCGCCGCTTTTTAAGCTTTGGAAAGAGGGGATAAAACATTTCCTCGACCCCTTCCTTCATCTCTGGATCTTGTATGGCCATCGCCAGTTCAGGCGATTGCTGAGAAATCTGCTGAAGGCTGATCGGTTCAAATTTTCTAGTCTTCTCCTGCTTCCAGTAAGTCCCGAAAAAGGTCACCCCGTTCTGCAATAAATAATTAGCCCCAATCGATGACTCCCTCATCAGTTCATCCATCGTACCCATCCGCCACCGCAAAAACTCCGTCACCAGCTTGGCCGATGAAACATCTCCACTCTCCACAGGAGCCGCTACCAAATTAGCCTGACTCAATGCCTGAGTTAAAACTGCAACATCTCCATCAATTAGTGGATTTATAACATTAGGATCAAGGTCACTTGCTCCATTCCACGGGAATGCTTCAGGTCCACTCTTCTTTCCGTCTCCCGATTTGCCTGCCCATTCATTAAATCGAATTTCCCTGGCATCTTCTGCCTTATCCATCCACCATGACAAGTTTGCCCTTGCTCGCTCAAAATCTTCCTTCAATCCATCGACATCAGGTTTCTCTTCAAAAATCTGTACTTCGTTTTCCATCACTTTAATTTTCCAATCTTAACATTTTTAATTTAAAATTTCTCATGGCTTTGGACTGAATACGATCAATCGTATCCTTCCCTACGCCCACAAAGTCAGCTATCTGTTCCAAGGTGAAATTTTCTACCTCCCGCTCCTCCTCCATCGCACTTAATGCCTCATCCACAACCATCTCCCGAAGCATCAGATCGATCCTCCGTTGCATCTGTGCCTCCGTCTCATGCTTTGCGATACAGATCATCCTCCCCCTCGACTTTTCTCACCAGCACCATGCTCTTAGGCGGATGGTTGTCGCTTGGCCGCTTAATGCACCTTCCGATCCCCTCCTTGTGCTCAAAGTAAATTAGCATAAGACGAACATTCGGGACCATCTTCAATACCCTCGCTTCCTCAATCTCCACTGTCTTTTTAACCTCCTCAAGCGGAATCACCGGCTTGCTGTCCTCCTTGTAAATCCGCTGGGCTGTCGATCTCGCACATCCCGCCAATTCCGCTACCTTCGGCCAACTCATGCCCGAGTTCCTCGCCATTACGATCTGCTGGCGAATGCCCGCAGGAATTGCCTTATTCTTCTTACCCATCAATAACTCCCTCCTCCTGTTGCAATTAATTCCTCTTCATCGAAGTATTCAAAATTCCCCACTGCGAAGTACCTCACAGTATCAACCATGTCCTTTGCCGGATGCTTCAAATCTCCAACCTGGTACTCCTGCATACAGGCCACCAGGTTCTGACACTCATCCGATATCATCAGTTTCGGATGATTATCCAATCCCATCTCCCGACTCCTATCCCATGCCAGCAGATTATTGATCGCCTGCAAACCCGTCTCAATGTCCAAAGCTTCTGCCGGCTGAACCACAATATCCTCATCCGCTAAATCATCGATAATATTGGAACTACCCTCCGACTTCTGATAGCTCGCCGCTCCTAACCTCGGGTCGATTATCCGCTCAACATATCGATTACCCTCCATCTGCCGGATAATCTCCGCATAATCTTTTAACCCAAAACCATTGGGCTGTGCCGCTTCCCCTGCACTTACCTTATCTCCCTTTGTCAGGTCAATCCATCCTCCCCAGGTGTCGAAATCTGGAAACTCCTTAACCGCCCAGGCAACTCCATGAGGATCAATTCCAAACAAAACCATCGTCCAGGGCTTCGCTCCAGCAGGGTCAATCGATAATACCCAATTAGCGTCCGAATCTGCATCCAAAACAGGGATATCTTTAGCCTGTACGATGTTCTTGTCGGAAAAGGCGGGAAACACAGTCTTTGACGCTTTAACAGGCACTCCGTAGGCCCGGCAAAGAATCGTTTCCCTCTTCTCTCCCTCCAGTTGTGTCTTCATGGCCGACCAACCGCCAAACGGATTAGCCGCCGTATGGAAGTAAACCACACTCGAGGCTTTCCTTAATGGCTGTTGGACCAGGGGAACCTCTTCACCATCCAATAAATCCGCTTTTGCCGATTCCACTGTCTTGGCCCCCGTAAGCATACTCTTTACTACCGAGTTCCACCCGTCCACGGCAGTGAAACTGATAATTCCCTTGGAATTGCGGGTCACGGTGCGGTAGCGAAGTGTTTCGACCCATGGCATCGGAATAAGCTCATCCGCAAAAAAACCGATATTATGAGTGCCGTTCACAGGTTCCTGCGGAC